ACTTAATTTGAGTAGGATTGCAATAAAAAACTCTCACAAACTCGTATTCATCTACAAAATATTGTTGATTTTCTATTTTAAACCCTATCCATTGTAGCCATTTTATAGTTTTGATGTGGTCTTTAGGAACATAATTTTCGACAAAATCATAATCATTAGATAAAAATTTAAGTATTAATTTACTATATTTATAAAAAGATTTTTTAACTTTATCTATATCGTCAGTTCCTAAAAACCAAATCTTCCCAGTATGCATATATCTATCCATAGGAGTAATCCCACACATAGCTATAGGTTTTCTTTTGTGAGTGATGGTAAAGCCTTTAGATCCTTCCTCAATAAAAGGAACATTAAGAGCCATAGAAGGAGTTACCCCAACCAATGCACACTCTCTGATATCAGGTAAGCGCATGTTATCGAGAATAATATCAACATCAGAAAGCACACATGGTCGAAACTCAAGGTTGCCTCTCTTGATATAAGTCATTAGTATCTAGGCTTTTTTACTTTTTTCTTTGTCATCTGTTGTAAAGCTTTTTAAATCCGTCATCTACTTGAGATATAAATGCTGGATCTCGTTTAGCATTGTTCCAATATCGAGGGTCGTTCATCATTTCTTTTAACTTACCTTCATTTAGAAGAGCAGTAGGCTGAGAATTACCAGAAACAGTATTTTCTTTTAAGCCATCCATAATAATCTCAACTGCTTTTATACCTTCAGCAGTAGAGCATAGTTCATCTATTGCTCCTCTAACTTCTTCTGGAAATTGATTCTCAACAAAAAGACCAACAGCCTCTACTCTTTCTTGAGCATTGTCACCTAACTCAGCCATCTCAGATTCTGGATTATACCCATCATTTGTAGCTTCATAAAACATTTCAATTCCTTTTTGGAACTCATCTTGCGAATAACCATTCTCAAAAGAATGATCAGCCCACCAATTAAGAAGTTCATTGTCCACAGCTTCTTCTTCATCAATAACTTCAGGCAACAAATAATCTCCCACTTCAGCTGGTCTATCTGCAAAAGCTTGATCACGCATTTCTTCCATGAATGAATCTCTTAGTTCGTCTTCTTTTTGTCCGATTTTTGACTCAAGATTAGCGTAAGAGTCAGCCAAATCTTCTGGCGAATTAAATTTTTCTGGTAACCACTCTGGTCTATTATCAGCATACTCTTGAGGAACTTCAATAGTTTCTTGAGATTCTTCTGTAGATTGTTCTTCATCATTCATTTGATTTTACCTTATGTCCATGTTGTATTCGTCTTTCAATTAAGCCAACAATAAATCGCTGACCTTCTGCATGTCGAAGCGTATCATTCGTTACTGCCGAACCATGTACTGCTTCTATAGTTATACTCCTCAGATATTTAATAACTTCTATACCAGCTGGTGTAGTAAACAGAGAAGTAAAATGAAGAGATATTCTTTGTTCATGATCTGTTCCTCGTGGGAATCCATCAAGATGGCTTATGTTACTCTTGGACTTGTTCACCTTGCATTGCTCCTTGTTGTTGCATTTGCATTTGTTGTTGCTGCATTTGTTGAGCCATAGCGATTATTTGTTTTCTTTCCTCAAGATCTCTAATTAAATAGTCTGGGACTCCAAACTTTTTAGCTAAATAGGCAGCAGTTTCTTCAGAATTAATAAGTATATTCACCAACTCTGGACCGAATCTACCTTGAACTAACTCTAAGAATCTACTTACTGAAGTAATATCTTGGTTTGCTTGAGCTTGCGATAGTGGAGAAACGGAACGGACTTTGACTTGACGACCATTTATAGTTGGGATTTTAATCCTACCTTGCTTCTTGAGAATATAAACAACTCGTTGAAGAACTGGTTGGACTAACTCAGCTTGCAATCTGCCAAACGCAGACCCTATCCTTCTACTTAAATCAGCCATACGTTCTGCTATCTCTGTAGCACTTGCTGGTGTTCTATCAGGGTTGCCAAGCATGTCATTATACAATGCTCTCTTAATATTTAATCTCATATCAGAAAGAATAATATTAGCTACATCAAATGACCCAGCTGCTTTAACTGGCTGTAGTCCAGCAGAGTTTGGAGCTTTAGGAATAACAGTTCCTGGGACTAAGTTAATTGTATCTGGATTAATAACTCCATCATCATCCATTTGGTAAACACCAGATATAGCCATCTGTGCATTTTCTAAAATTAATTCTATTGTTAGGTTGGTAGTTTTAATTGCACTTAACGCATTAATAAGTGGACCTCTCCCATAGATAGCACCTGGATCTTTACTCCATCTAAAACAAACAAATGGATTGCTACCAGTACCTTTATAAGTTTCATACTTTAATAAAGATTTTGAGTTAACTTCAAATACAATGCAGTAATAAGCATCTTCGTTTGGTAACGAATAGTTTCTACAAACTATCTCAAGAATTTTTGTTTTACCTTCTGGGTTTGTATTCATTGAGCTTTGAAGCTTTGGGTTAACAGTAGCTTTAGGATAAAGAATACTTATATCAGAATACCGAACGTCTCTTTCTCTAAATACATGATCAATCTTATCATCAGGACCAACATCCAAAACCACATGAGGTAAAGGCAAAGCTGTAAAGTTAATAGGGTTAACAGAGTCGCCCTCTTCGACATGAAGAACCCCAGTCCCAATAGCAAGATCCATAAAAGATTCATGAACTTCCTGACCAAAGTTTGAGTTCTGCAATATCTCAAAGACATAATCAGTTACTCCATCAAGATCATTATTAATTGCTTCTCTATTTTCTTTTGGAATCTCAGAGCCAGCAGTAAAGTCAGCCCATCTAGCAAAGTTAGGAACTAACCCAGCTTGAAGTCTTGAAGCAAATTCCTGAACGCCAACAACAGCAGTCTCATCAAAGATCTTATCATCTCTTCGTTCTCCAATACTTTGACTTGAAAATGTTTGCCTCATAGGAAGAGCATACTCATAACACTCATCAAATAAACTCTCCCATCTTTGACGAACAGACTTAGCTTTTTCATATCTTTTTAAATAAAGATCTACTAATTCCTGTTCATTGGAAGGCTGTGCATTTAAAGGTAAAGCCATTTATTAGCCCAACATATTATTTCTGTAGCCAATACCACCTCTAGGAGATGTGTATAAAGCTCTTCTTCCCCTACTTCCTCGAACAACTTTACGACCAGTATCATAAGTTAAAGACGTTTGAATTGGTTGTTGTTCAGCAATAGTCTCTTCTTTTTCGTCTTGCCTTCTTTCGATAGTTTTTTCTTTCTCTTCTTTTTCTTGCTCTTTTTGAGCAATGTCTACTTCATCTTCTTTTGGTTCTGGATCAGAACCACCACCACCAAAACACATATCAATCTCCTTATAGTCTATTCCAAAAGCTAGTCTTATTTCTATTAATAGGCGATCTTTTAAAAATATCAAAGCCTTTTCTTGCGTTGAAAGCCTTGACTGGTTTCTGACCAGAGATCAAAGATCTGCCTTCTCCAGCTCCCAACATCAAATATTGAAGAGCATCATGCACATGAGAGTACATATTTTTCTCAGGTTTATCAGTATATCTTTCGCCTGACACTTGCATCCTTCTATAACAATAGCCACCTTGAAACCCTTTGATAAGTTGAGGGCATCTTCTATCAATCATAAAAGCTGGCTTGCCATCTGACATCTTGGTTAGTTGAGAAGAAACAGATTCAAGTCTTAGATCTACGCTGTTGCTTGGAGCTGGCACAGCTTTTAATCCAGCACCTCTCATAATCTGAAACGGAGTTGATTCATCTGTCTGCGCCCTGAAATCTCCAGCTGGATCTCCATATATATAGATATCAAGACCACCAAACCTAGTAGCTATTTCTTGTCGGAGCAGTTCAGCAAACCTAACAATCCCCATATCAATAGCAACAATCTCAGATTGAATTAACCAACGACCTCGAACCTTTTGACCAAACACAGCAGAAGGAGTAAGACCAAAGTCAACCCCAATGTAAAGAGGAACACCAACAGCAATAGGTATTTCTTCTTCAGCTAAGTGAGTTTCACTAACAAAGTCAGGATATACTGGTTTACCTTCTTGGATTAAGCCAAGCCTATT